TTGTCCAGTCCGCAACAGTAATCGTCGCTGTCCCTGGCCCATTAGAACCCGATGTCGATACGCCCTGTGTAGAGTTGCCATGAAAGACAATCGTTCCAGCCGTCGGCGTAACAACGGTAAGATCATCTGTTGTAAGTGAGTTAAGGTCTCCAGAAGTACCACCAAGAAACGCCCAGTTAGCTTGCGTAACACCTATAGTCGTCGTAAAGTTACCTAAAACATATTCATTGCCTGCAAGCTTGTCTAGCCACCGCTTACCCAACGGGTAATTAACGTCTGTCAGTCCCGGCGCACGAATATCAATATGCGGAACCTCGACAGCTTCAGGACGGCTTCCAAAGCCTTGCGTATATAACATTGCTCCAGGTTGAGAGACAGGTGCGGACATAACAGACTCCTTGATTTTGTATAATCAAAAATTTAAGTTGTCTGCACTTTATTGGATACGTAAAACTACTAAGAATTCTTAGACTTTTTCTTAGGTTTGTACTTATGGGCGGGGGGCTTTTTGTCTTTGACAGGTTCTTTCGGCCAATTCTTCTCAACAGCCTTCTCAAACTTGTCTAATGCATCTGCCGTGTTTCTGATGTTAAACTCACCATCTCCCGGCACGTCGATATGCACGTGGTCAGCATTTGGTGGTCGGGTGCGAGCGTTCTCTATCTCGGTTAGGATATAGGCTTTCTGTTTCTTAAGACCTTCTTTGGAGATATCTTGGCGTTTAGCTGATGATATCTTTTTTTCAGGTGGTTTCTGTTTAGTTTCTTTATTCTTATTTTTAGGTTTTAATTCTTTTCTACCTAATTTGGGATTATACTCATAACTTGATTCGGCGATTTCATCTTCCGTAAATTTAGGCTTATGCTCCTTAGTTCCCTTTTCCCTTTCAACCGCAGTCTTTACGCTTTCGTCTTTATGCGTTAACTGAGGACGTTCTTTGGGTTTGGGAGTTTGTTTTACTTTTGATGATACACCTGAAATATCTTCTATAAGTTCCTCTAAGGTCTTACCTGATACTTCTTCTATTCTTTCTACTCTTGATCCATAGTCTCTTCTTAAACCTTTTGCTACTTCTTTAGTTGTTTTCATGCCTTCATGTTCTACTATTGATTCCACCCAATCGCTCAAACCATAGTCGTCAAATAGTTTTTTTGCAGACTGTTTAGGTGTTAACCCTTTTAATTGATTTTTTTCCCGGTTTAACATTAAGTCTTCGAGGCTTTCTTCGGCTTTAGTTTCCAGTGTCTTTTCCTTCACTGGCTCTCCCTTCACCTCAATCGGCTCTTCTACAGCCTTAGCTTTAGCTTTCGGTGACGGTAACTCTTTTGGTGGCAGCACTTCTGGGTGGACAGTCTCGTTGAGTTTATTGAATTGGGTCTCGGCTTCTTTGAAGTCTCCAGCGACTAAAGAATCAACAGCCTTCTTCCAGTTAACAGCGATTTTAGGCTTATCTATCATCGCATTGAAAAGTTTCTTGTATGTGTATTTTGCTGTATCAATAGCGAACTTTACTTGCCCCACAACGGGTTTCATCATGTAGGCGAGACCTGTTCTTGCTAAATCATCCCAACCTTGTGATTTGGCTACTTTAAGCATTTTATAAGGCTTTTCCGAAGTCATCATGTCTTTCATCAATGTCTGAAAGTCAGCATAACCCTTGTCACCTAACGATCTTTTAAATATGCGTTTGTAGTTCTTATCATTGAAAAATTCTTTCATCTTCTTATGATTGACTTTTTCCTTAAACATTTCATCGACGAATTCGTCAATTGTCTCGACATCTCTGATCTTCGTCCACCTGGCATTTCCTTCTTTAAAGACTTCAGAGAGATTAGTTTCCGGGAAACTCTTTTCCATAAAATTGGCAATAGCCCTATTTTGAGCTAAAATCGCATCGGCTTTACCTTTATTGAAAGCTCTAGACTGTCCAGGTTCATAATAATCTTTAAGATCAGCGTTGTTCTTTCTATATTGTTCTACTAATTCAACCGCTGACACCTTCCCATCTTTTATCTCTTCAAGAGCGTCTTTGACGTGCTTAAGAAAGCTTTTTTCCTGCTCATTAAGTTTAAATCCTTTAAGTTCGGGTTTTGCTTCATCGGCAATAGCTTTTTTATAGTCTTTAGCCTCTACTGGTTTCTTAATTCTTTCAGCAACTTCCCTCGCCTCATTCAGAAGATTTTCACTTTCCGATTTAAACAAAGGATCATTTCTGAGGTTTTCCGCTGTCTCTCCAACGGGACTTTCTTCAATGATTTTGTCTGAGATGGTCTTGAAGTCCTTCTCAAGTTTTGTATTAATCTGATCTAGCTTTTTCTCTGAAACTTCATGCGGCTCGGTAAGCTTTTCAAAACGTCTGACTGGCATCCCAGAGGGTTTAGTTTCCTTTCCAATACTTTCCGGTGCTTTCTGTCCGGCAATACCACCTGTCAAATACCCTACAAAATCGGCTATTGGTTCCGGTACTCCTGCGGCTTTTAAACTCTCTGCTGACGCTACGCCCGTCGTTGCACCTGCTGCTTTCTGTAATGCCGTTCCGGGAGCCGTTGCGATTGTTGATGCCATCCTTAAAGCTTTTTGACCTTCGGTCTTTGGCGTTAAAGGAAGACCTGTTTTATCTTCTATGAATGCTTCTAAATCAGACTGGGTAGGAATGTTTTCAGAAAGAAATTTTGCAACTCCTCCCTTATATACATGTGGTTCTCCTCCTAATCTTTCTGCTCTTTCTTGTTCGATCCTGTTCATCTCTTCAGTTTCTTCATTCAAGTGACGATTGATTCCTTTCATTGCATCCAATGGCCATGTGAAGAATTGTCCGGCACCTTCCAATACTTGTGCTGCATATCGTCCGGCTGTCTGCCATGCTGTGTCTTCTTTCTCTTCAAAAGGTTGTGCCGGGATTGAGCCAAATCTAGACTTCCTTTCATCTGTCTCTAAATCAGCAACTGCTACAGAATTAAATCTAGATTTACGATCAGGATTCATCAAAGAACCTCATTCCCTTTACTTTCTTCAAGAAAATCACCAACTTTATCTTTAGGAATATAGGAGATTTCACCATCATCCCATCGTACTGTCACGTGACCTTTAGGAGCTTTGGCTTTATAGGATTTAACTTTGTCGTCATACTCACTTTTCACATTCTTAGATATCTCAGAAAACCGTGTTCTTGCTTCTTTAGCTTTCTTTTCTATGCGCTTGTCTGCCATCTGTTCGGCTTTGTCATAGTCTATATTTCTGATTCCTCCATATTCATCTATAACATCATGCAATGCTTGTTCGCGCATAAGATTCAAATCATTAATGATTTCAAGTTGTTCAATGATTTGTCGTCTTCCTTCTTCAGTGTTTGCCAACGTGGGGAGTCTTTTGAGGAATTGTACTAAGTCGAAATTTGTTACTCTTGATCCATAGGAATCTTTAGCATTTCTAGTGAAATCATTAATAGTTTTAACATAACGTTGTGCTTCCGCAGATGCTAATGCCGGGAGAATCAATTCACCTGTCTGAGGATTAATATTTAATCTTTCAATACTTCCAATTTGAGGGGATATTTCTTTCAAGATACCGATATTATCCTTTTCTGATTCATAGGACTTTATTTTAGCATTGGATTCTTGGAAATACGGAAGATTAGTCGCATATCGGTGTTCTTGACGTTGTGTTCTTTCACGAGGTGTTAATCCTTTATCATAATCTATTGTCTTTGGAACAATTTTGTTTTCTTCCTCATTCATCATTTCAGGTTGTTGTTGATTTTTCTCCGGTGCATTTTGCATTAACTGTTCACCGAAATTGATACCTCTTTGACCTAAATCCAATGCTGTTTTTAAAAGTGCTGTTCTTCCACCTTCCGAAGCTCCCTTCCATAGATCAGCAAATTGCTTTCCGTAAGTTCTTTCTAAAATGTCGTAGTATTGCTTTTCTTTTGGAGATTCAAATTCATCCTGTTCACGTTTAGTCTGACCTCTTAACTTCTCAGCAATGATAGTTTTTCGCTCTGCTGGGTCTTCAATACCTTCAAGATCTATATCGTAGTTTTTCTTGTATGCTGCGTTTGATTCTGATAGCGACTTTTTATGACGGCGCTCTTCTAACCCTTCACTCAGCCCTTGTCCGGCTCCAGTCCCTAACGCCCTTCCAAACTCTTCCCCAAAAGAACGAACTTTCGGTAATACCTGTATCATCTGTTCTCCTTTTAACCTGCTATAATCCTGCTACGCTCGCGCCCCTCATTCCACTTTTCACTGCTTCTTGTCCTGCTGTATTAGCCAAACCAATAGCAGCTTCTTGCCACCACGGTTTCTGTTTCTCTTGCAATTGAGTATCATATGGGTTGCGACCAAGTAATTTATCGCTAAATCCCATCAACTCTTCTAAGGCTTTAAACCTCATATTCATGCGCTGGGAGGCTAACTGTTCGGCAAAGTCTGTGGCTGCTTGATTGGACGTATTCTGGAAGCCGCTAGAGTTCCTAGCACCCATCCCCATACCACTGAAACGGGAAGCCATATTACCTTGCAAAGCCGAAAACTGCTTAAGGGCTGGTGTTTCCACCTCATCAAAGGCAGATTGATCTCCCATAGCCATCTTGTAAAGGAAGCTATCAGGATCAACTTGTCCATACATCTGATTCAGCAAATCCATCATCTCAGGTGTATAGGTATTGACAGAAGACTTCTTGTACCCTTTAGGTACCTTCTCCCCCGTCACAGCTCCAGAATATGAATTGGTTCCTGTTGCGTTGCTGTTTCCCCTATCAAATGATCCCATAATTGTCCCCTTTTCTTTTAAGGTAACATCTCAAACATTACTAATCCATTGCAACACAATGGTTCCTTTCTGAATTGTAGGTGTCATCGTACCATCTAAAATGACTATGTTAGTCGGTGTGATATAAAACGATATCTGTCCCAATATGGGCTGATCGCTACCATAGATAACACCATAATAGTTCGTTCCATCAAAGAAGGAACCATAGGCTGTCGTAAACTGTGCAATAGACGTAAACTTAAGGCCATGGGGGACGTTTCCTGCTGCGGTGAAGGTATACACCTGTCTAAGACCTTGCTGCCTCTGAGATGTCAAAAACCACTCTTCCCCGTTGATCGCTGGACGGTTTACCGGAAACAGTCCAATAGTGCGACTATTAACAGCAGCAGCAATATCATTGTAACTGCGGTTAACCTCCACCACCAACTGCCCCAGTTCCTCCGGGAACAGCCTTGATGTCCTAAGATAAGCAACTTGATTTGCAACAGGTGAACTCATGCCAGTAGTGAACTCCCCGAAACATCTAAGATGAATCCATGAACCTCTATCTCTGCAAACTGATGGATAAGGTTAGGGTCTCTCATCTGCTCATCACTCATCGTAAAGGCAACCTGAACAGTATCACCAATCAGTGATGTGTTCACCCTATGCCATATCTGCTGCTGCGCTACCGCTGTAGGCATCTGTAGATTGGTTGTAAGAGGAGTAAGACCGAGATTGGTACTCTCCGGGCAGGTATATAATATCGTACTGTAAACCAAAGCATTATTCGGTGCATTCGGATCAGGATTTATCGGTGTCTGATTATAGGCATTATCACCATCTTGGCTTAAGTATATCAGCAATGTAATCTGGGAATTAGGTGTCTTTGTCAGAAGATATTGCTGTGGGCCAAGCCTTGTCTTCCTCATCATCTCCCAAGATACCGGGAACTGCTTAGACTGAATGAAAGGATTATACATTCTCTTGATAAGGCCACCGCCGAAATAAGTGCCGCTTGCAATTGGTGGATTTAAAGCAAAGGTGTCAGTCGTTACAGGTGCCTGCACCGAAAATACCAAACCATTAACTTCTGTTGAGATCGTTCCTAAACATCCACTAATTGTAATGTAATCGCCTTCACTCAGGCAGTGATCTGGAACTGTTAGTACACCTGCAGATATATCTCTAATGTAAAGTGAATTAGACTCTCCAGTTCCTTCTTCTCTATAGACTACAAAGCCTTGTTGATTACCTGCGATAACATCCGGTTGCAGTAATGTCGACGCTCCAGCATTCCAAGGATCGTTCCACTCCCCCCATGTCGGATATTTCGTTCCAATAGTTGCCCAGGTCAATCCTGTAGCTAATCTGAACGTTCCATATGTCGTGTATGATTCATAGAATATCCCCCACGTTTGATCCCTGTAATTATATTGTAGGGTCTGTGTAGGGAATTTGTAGTCAATACTGTTTACCGGATAGGTGAAATATACCCATTCATTCTTAAAGTCCCGCTGGGCGGTGAATCGTTCAGTACCATTCTGTGTAAGTTTAGTCTCAAAGTTTTCATCGGGAATATCTAAGTCGAACCTTTGTGTCTCGACCTGGCTCGATATGACAAAACCCCTATCTCCACGTGTCAACACACCCCTATCCATGTTAATGACTGAAAAAGTACTAGAACTTCCCAGTTCAGAGTTAATAAGGAAGAAGTTGAAAGGAAGAACATCAATTCCTGTATATACAAGTCTAACTTGATTAGTTGTAAACCCTAAGATCAATACATCTTCATTGGAAGACACTGTATTTATAGGCTCATCTAATCCCACAGTGATATTACCACCGAAACCTGTAGAATCAGCAAAATATGCCGGAGATGTTGCCGATTGATTTGCAGGGACTAAAATAGGATTGAAAACTGTTGTTGCTGTTGTTGGAGTTTCTTTTGTGGCGTCAGGTGAATTTGTGTAAGAAGCTGTATAATAGGCTGTTCCATTCTGGCTATACACTACGGTATCTTGAAGATAGATAGGCGCACCTGTAGAAGTCTGTACCACAGGCCCAAAGAATAACAGTCGGTCTTTATATGGTTGGATTACACGGGCACCTACCAAGTAATATTTAGCAGCAGGAAGATTACCCACACTGAAATTATCTTGTGATAACGGAGGTGCAAAGTTCACCCATCCCTTGTGACCATTTAATACTGGTGCTGTTGAACTTCCATTTGTCGGATCACCATCATAGAACCGCAGACAGTCTTTAGTCACATCGGAACGACTTGTGAGATATTGTGCTATCCCTCCAGTTCCATCAGTAGCAATTGTAGCATTAGGGAAAGTAACATCCACAAAACCTGGGTCTTGAGGATCTACACTTGTCACATATCCTGTTTGGAAGTTAATTCCTGTAGTTGTTACCACTTCATTAACAAATACAAAATCACCTTCAACCAATCCATGAGTTGCTATATGCAATCTTGCAACCGCTGGTGGCCCTCCAGTGATGTTATCCACTACCGATATAGTTTTAAATTGCATACCTATCTTCGTAGAAACAAATGGTACTGGTATCCCATTAGTCGCCCATAAAGCGCCTTGATAGTTCACCGTCCAAAACTGCTGATAGTCTTCACCATTCCACGAAGTAGGTGTCTCTACTGTTTTCTGGACATAGTTTGTATAAGCATCTGTTGCCGGATTCTTGTAGAAGCTAACATCATAAATACTGATAGGCTCATTGACACCAATGTTGTAGGAATATCTAGTATCAAAACCTAAGGTATTAGGAAATTGCGCTGTTGCATCAACGAAGTCCCTTAATCCCATTACCGGGAGATCAGGATAATATCTAAAGACTGCCGATACAGCTACTCCTGCTTTTGCTAGAATAGTGATCGCTCCGGTAGCATAATTAATCGTTCCGCTAGGACTTAAGGAACCATCCATTCCCGGGTCTGTAAAAACGGTTGGGCCTGGCGCTGTAATTGTTACCGATCCCGGTACAATGTTACCATTAGTCTGTAACAAAAAACCTATCAGCAAGTTACCATTACCACTTCCATCTAATGTTATCGTCGTTGTACTACCATACGCAGCACTCAATGAATTAAAATATCGTGTCAATCTACCAAGAAAAGATGTTCCCCTCTTCCGCTTAACTCGTCCCCGCCATTGATAGGCGTTAAAAAGATTGGGAAATGAATCGTTGTCGATCACAAATGCTATGCGATCGTTCTTTAATCCTCGATTGATTGGGCCAACGACAAGTTTGTTTCCCATCTACACCTGCAATACAATGAAACTGACAACTTTATTAACACCACCTGTACCAGTAGTAAACTGAACAGTATTTGCTGCAATCGTATACGTTAAAGTATCTCCACCATTGATAAATGGAACTACTACAAATGATGTTCCAGATGTACAATTTGTGTTTAAAGTAACTGTGGCAAGTCTTGGTGAAGTGGTAACAGTTAAAGAAGCACAATTATAAGAATTTACAAATGTTGTTGCTCCATCTGTGAAAGAAAATGATCCAAAAGCTCTAATGGCACTTAAAAGGAAGGTAGCTAGTTCATGCTGAAAGTACAATTGAGCATGTGCCATATCAACTTGGTTTGCACTTGTTCCGGGATATACCACAGATGGCTGCCCTGCGCCAGGAACTGCCGGACTTGCAAATTGATGGAATGTTAACTGTTTATGTGTCCCAGCAGGATTACTAGAAAATGTTAAGTGATCCACCTCCCATATCTGTTCTATGGAAATAGTGTTTTCCAACATCTTCGGTTGGTCAAAAGATGGGTTATTGTTTGTTGCTGGAACATTATCATTATATGTAAAACTCATAGGGTTCCCCCTCCAGTGTTGGTTCCATTTTGTCCGATAATCGCCCCCTGACTGTAAATCGTCTCTGTACGGTTAGCTGTAAACTGCCTTTGCGCTCTCTTCCACACCAGCATCTCTTGCTCTTTAAATAATGGTTCATAGAACTGAAATTGCTCCATATCCCCAGTATCACTGAGAATCTTCCTAGCAGCTCCACGAGCGATATATTCAGACATGTATCCAAAGGGTATTGCTGTCGTTGTAGACAGGAACGCAGCTGGGGTAAGGTATCCATACAACTCAACGAGATACTGCGTAGAAGGAGGCGCACGCAGCGTTAAAACGTTATTGTAGAACAATATCGACCGAGGCAATCCCGTCTGGAAATAATAGACTTGTGCATTGATATTAGCACCATCAGGAATGGCTACCGGAAAGGTGACATTCAATTCGCCTGTCAGATAATTGATTGTATTAGAATTAATGTTGTATGTGCCTAAAGAAGTATTGCCAAATGGTGCGCCTCCCGGAGACATCAACAATCCATAATTCACATGGCTAGCTAGAAACTGTCCGCTATCTGCCACAACAACATTAGCACCAGTAGCATCAATAGAAGTGATAAACACACAAGAATCAACGCTAGTTGTTGGAATGTCTGTAATAAACTCCGTTGTAACAGGTGGATCAACAATAGGATTAGTCCCTGTTGCAATCACTCCAGCGATATCCACATGACCGCGGAGTATCGAAGAAACTGGTGGGTTTATCGGTGTCGTATTATTCGGTGCTATCGGAATAGTTAGAGAATAAGGGCCTGGTGTATTATCACCCGTCCCTATCACTTGAAGGTTCTGAACGATATTCGGATATATATTATAAAACAGGTTAGGTTGCGTCTGCAAAGGCACCTGTACACCATTGATATATGCTGGTGATATAAAGCCTTGATACACGGGATAATAACTAATCTCAGAGTCAGTGTCCTCCAGTTGTATGCTATACAACGGCATGTTGTATTTATCCACTCCCGGAGTCGTCTGAAACTGATACTTCGTCTTCAGATCAAATAACTGAATCCTCGCATCAACATCGTTTATCCAAAACCTGTTTATGTAGTCTATAATCAACTCATTGCTTATAGACGTATTAGAAGGAGTTTTTATAATCCTTCTAACATAGGTAATCACATCGCTCAGTAAGTCCAATTTAACCTCTTAAACTGTTAATGCTCCCATAAAGATTGACTTGCGCGGGCTTACAGGGTGTGCATCCAACCTTTGTATCGTCGTATCAACAGCCATAGCACCATACATCTGCCCCACAGCATTGACTTCCGTCATCTGGTTTTGTTGCATTACGAGCCTATGGTAAAACTTTCTTTTAATTTGTTCAGCAAGATAACGCGGCCCCCATACAGGTTTATTGCATGGCACCTGCCATTCTTCTGCTGGCATCCCACCATACGGTCTCGTCCACAAGTCTATGGTCTCACCGATAAGTTCTTTGTTCTCTGCAATGAAATGCACATATTCCTTGTCATACTCGTAGGCTGCGCGGAACTTCTCATTGAACTTATCTCGGCATCCAATAGTCTTAATGGGTTTCAAATACACATCCCTAGACTTGCCGATATCGACTTGCGAGAGTTTAGTCTGTGGTTCTACTTCTTCTTTAGGCGCTAGATTCATCCTATCCATCGTCATCGCCTTAATATTTTCATCAAAGGCTTCGAATTGCTTTTCGGCTTTATCTAGCTCTTGAGCTGCTAATGAATTTGTTGCTTTTGGTTTTTCTGTCTTAGTCATAATTACCTACAAAGGTGAAATGTTTTGGAAACTTCCGTAAATGTATGTTGTGTTGTTTGTTCTTCCGGTATTGATGGCTCCAGTGTTTATGTCTCCGATAGCCACTATTTGCGGTTGTGTACGCGCCGTTGATGTCGTAAATGCATCCATATCCCTAGAATCAATGTCTAATGTCACCTGGTCGGCTGCTGGCAGTCCAATCACATATGCCTGCCTCTGATTCAATTGTCTGATCCCATTAGACGGAGGGATCAATAGTCTTATCAACTGACCGATTACGTAGTTGTTATCAGCCGTAGTCGTCACAACCGTTGTCTTTCCCCTTGTAATGTCTTCAATAAAGAACTGACTGGGCTTATAGAACTGTGGTTCTATCGGTAAATTTTGATAGGCCGGAATCGGATATGAAATAACTGTCATGTTTAACCAAAAGGAGAGGCTTTCACCTCTCCTTCCCATATTATGGATTAGAATAATCGTGCAAAAATGCGCGGTAGTACAAGACGTCCGAAGCGGCTCCTGCAATAGTCGATCCGATAATAAACCCTTGAGAGGTGTTATTAACGAATGCGCCTTGAATTGCTGGCCCGTTGATCGTCGGGCTGTAGCTTCCACCTTCCCGAAGGAATGTTGGAGGAGGATACAGAACCGAAGTACTTGTAATCGGCCATCCACCAGTGTTTACATCGCCAACAGCTACCATCTGCGGGAAGTTCAGTCCAGGAACCGAAGCGACCGTTTGATTGCTGTTATAGGCGGTGTACCCTGTAGAGTTGATGTTAACGACAACAGTTCTAGCATCTGTAACAGTCACAACATAACCATACTTGGGCGAACCAGGAATGATGTTGTTTGGCAAAGAGTTAAGCTCTGTAGTTCCCCAAGAACTTGGGATTCTGAAAGCTACTTCTTGACCAACAACTAAGTTGTGAGGAGCAGTTGTTACAATCGTTGTAGTCGTTCCGGTTGTGATCGCTTCAATAAACGATACTCCCGGCTCATACAAGAATGGATACAACACTTTCTTGACATAAGCACCAGATGGTGATCCTGACAAGGCAGTATAGTTAGATTGGTTTCCATTCCACTTAACAGTGAAATGGTCGGCATCCCCAACTGCGGTGATAACAAATGGCATCCCAGCAATCTGTGGCATCCCTGTAGTTGAAGTCTGATACAATCCTTCAAAAATAACGACATCGCCAACTTGATAACCGTGAGCGGTGACGTTGAAAACGATAGGATCAGCCTTTGTAGCACCGATAATCTGCTGTCTTGCCCCATACTGAAGCGCAAGGCCCGCATAGAATGTACTAATACCATTAGTGGTCGTTACAGCACTTGTAAGCACAGGTGTAGCATTGAACGTCTCATAGACGGCATAACCTTGTCCCATGTTTGCATCCCAACGGATAAATGGCTTACCACCACTTGCCGGAGTTGCTGCTGCTGTGTAGTTGATAATCTCAACGAAATCAGGAACGAATGGCAACTTCACCGGAGTCATTCCACCAGTTGAAGACACTGTTCCTTTTGCTAATCTTGAATATTCAGCCATATTATACCCCCAAGTTTGCTAAGCGTGTGCAAAGCAGGTTGCGGATGGCTGTATCTTGCGTCAGCGCTTGCGCCTGGGCGAACTTAACCGCCAGCGTTGCGTTCTGTGCAAGCATTCCAGAATAGTATGGATCACGGTAAATCAAGTTCATGGAATATCCATCTTGATTTATGTGCGTAATCGCCTGTTTTCCCAATACGGTGTTGTAATAAACATCACCGCTGTTGGCAGATGCTCCACGTGCAACAGGTGCCTCAGAGCTGGTCAGAATTCTAATGTTGAACACTGAACCATATTCGCTAGGAAGCGCACTGGCATTTGTCGGATAATTCCACTGTGACAAGAAACCTTGTCCCACTAGACTATCAAAGTCTGTCTGCAATTCCGTGCTTGAAAGCATGAAATATGCTGAACGGACTGGGCCAGTTCCATGCCTGTTCATGCCCTCAATACCTGACATGAATTTGTAGGCATTGTTCGTATCCAAGGTCGTCGCAACTAAACTAAAGTCACTAATTCCTAGATTCGTAGGGTTGTCAGAATTGCTGCCACCTCCGGCATTGATCTCGGATGCAGCAGAAACGATGTAGTCGCGGAGGATCAAATCCTCTGCTTGGCGCATGGCTACTGCCAAACGCTCTGATACCCAAGCTAAGACTCCCTCTTGATCCTGGAGTATCACTTGCTCGTTTATAATACACCCAGTACCGAAGAATGCCATTTGTGCGTCGATAATATCGCGCTGTGGCACCTGTGCTGGGGGGTCTATCCCGCTGTTACCTAATTGTACAGTGGGTGGTTGTAGCGCTCTTGGGCGCATAAATCTGCAAGTCGTACCGCCATTTGCAGGCATTGATACCTTATCACAGACTGTAATGTAATTCCGTTCTGTTACTTTTATGACCTACAATCATTTGTAGGCGGGGAAGTTCTTCGACATTCCCTCTCAACCTTATTGTTATCCGTTGAGTTCAGACTGTTGCATCACCTTTCGGCGTTCTTTCGCTCAGTCGTTCAGGCTGGCTTTACCCTTGCCCCTCGTCACCCCATCGGGCTTCCGAGTCAATCAGAAAGAATTTTACAACCACGAAAGTATTGCATAAAATTACTCTATGCGATATTGTTAAACTCAGATGGTTGGTGTGGGAACGTAAAGCATCGCTGGGGCCAGTGATTGGAGAATCAGCGGACCGAGGTTCCCTGTTGTAGTAGACATTTTTTTAACCTTTTGTCTAATTACATAGATTTGTTAGATCCGTGGACGACAAACGTGCTACATCCGTTTTCTAACCGATCATCTTGGCTGCGAACCCAAATACGCGAAAGTATGATAACGTTCATACAAAACGTAAGTTTACACATATCAAATAAGGATTTTAATGGCACCGAAAAACACACATGGAATGAGTAGAAGTAAAGAATATACATGTTGGAAAGCATTTAAAAACCGTTGTTTAAACTCCAAAAACAGTCAATTTAAAGATTATGGTGGTAGAGGTATTACAGTAAGTGATGAATGGATGAGGTTTGAAAATTTCTATGCCGATATGGGTAATTGTCCACCTGGATGTGAAATTGACCGTATTGATAATGAAAAAGGGTATTCCAAAGATAATTGCAGATGGACAACCAAGAAAACAAATGCTAGGAACAGAAGATCTAATACAAAACATAAAATCGACTCTTTAGAGATGGTTCAACAAGAATTAATCGACCAAATTGGATGGAGTAAAACGCAATTTATATGGTTCAAGAAGCAATATGGTATTCAATGGATTATAGAGAATTTTAAGAATGGTACATTACCTGAAAAAACCAATCAACCAGTCGATAAGGATGAAATCATTGGAAGTGTTTTTGGAAGATGGACTGTCCTTGAATTTGTATCATACAAAAGATGTGAGGGTAACAGATATTTATGTAGATGTGAATGTGGATTTGAGAAAGAGGTTGTTGGGTATTATCTTAGAAGTGGAAAAAGTACAGGATGTCGACGATGTGCTTATCACAACCAAGAAAATAAACCCAATCCTAAGAAATCGTGACATATTCGCTAACGTATAAGTAAAATGTGTTAGCAAAAAAAAACCTCTAAGGCTATGATTAAATTGCGAGTTTAAACTTTAACCTTAGAGGTAACATGAGTGTGATTCCTACCATATACAGAGAAAGCAATTTAAGTAAATTCTCTTTCATTGCCGAGAATAGGCAGATTTACGAACAGCATGTTGATGAATTGGTGGAAGCTATCCATCAAGACAATAGACTTCACCTTCATCCTATTATCGTTCAGCCTATTAGTGATAAACCCGGTAATTTCATAGTCTTAGACGGTCAGCATAGGCTTCTTGCTTGTAGAAAGCTTGGCACTGACATTTTCTATGTTGTTAATGAAAGACCGACACCTAGGGCATTGATTGACGATCAAATCTCTCGATCCTGGAGACCTGTTGATTACCTAAATTACTACGTCTCCCGGCATATACCTGCATATGTGGAGTTTAAGAAGATTATGGAAGAACATGATTTGACCTTCCAGCAGGTCTTTATCCTCTTGCATGTCATAAAGTACAAGATTACGAAGCCTTTCAAGTCGGGTGAACTGGTTATTTCTCCGAAGACCAGAGATTTCATTCATTACATCTCTCCGTACTTTAAAATCGTCAAAAACTTCTATAAGTCCCTGACGATAAATAGGATTTTGCAAAGAAGGGACTTTCTGACCGCATTGAACTGGTTCTACAAGTCTCAACCACTAGAATGCTTTACCATTTTGATGAATAGTTTTAAATCCTTTATCTGCGACTTCCCACAGAAGGCTTCGAGAGAAACCTATGAAAAGATGTTAATCAGTTGCTACAATCAGCATAAAGGCAACAACCGGAAACGATTGATCCATCCATCTGATTCTAGGAAAAGGACTGAATAATGATTATCGACTGTATTTCTGACCTTCACGGTGAGACTCCCCGTTTAGAGGGGGGCGATCTACTTATTGTAGCTGGAGATATGACGGCTAGAGATGAAATTCCGGGATGGAAGCGGTTTTTCGATTGGTTCAAAGCTCAAGATTACCGAAAAAAGATATACATCGGTGGAAATCATGATGTCCTTCTCTCTCAATGCCTTTCTAGCGAACAAGCCCGTATTATGGATCTTTTCGACGAATCCACAGAGTTTGCTGAATATCTGTGTGATTCTTCTACAGATTTTGAGGGCTTGAAGATATGGGGGGCGCCCTGGACATGGCGGTTTTTTGGGATAAACCCCGATTGTACAGCCTTTACATTTCAGAGTCGTAATGATTTAAAAGAGAAATGGGAGCTGATCCCGGATGATACCGATATCCTTGTCACTCATGGGCCTCCCAATGGGATATTGGATAAAAGTGAGTATTCTGAGCGTTTTGGATGTAATCATTTAACTAATGCTGTTATGAAGCTTCCTAACCTCAAATTACATGTTTTTGGACATATCCATGAAGGACATGGACAGACTAAAGAATATCAAGGACGTTGGGATAGTGAACCTACAGAGTTAATGCATTTAAGCGTAAATTGTGCTCACATGGATGGCTATTATAACCCTGTCAATAAACCAATTCGGGTAGTCTTATGATAAAGTTCTTAAAGTGCTGGTTTTGGGGGCACGATTGGAAACAAGTAGGACATCAAAGAATTCGTCATCAAGTTGTTAATGATAATGGAGTTGAAGTCGAATCCTGTCATAGAGATCATCTTCTTTTTATATGCCGAAATTGTCAGGAAATTAAAGAACATCACTTAAAAGTCAATTATAACCCCAGCAGTGAAGAACTTTCTTTTGCAAATGTCGAGGAAGAGGGCTAATGCCCTCTTTCTTAGATTCTAAGTCTTGCTTGAAGCTCTTTAAGCTTATCATATGCAGCCTTTTGACCGGATGGACTGAAGTCTCCTGCCGCTGCGTAGGGGGCTGTTCCCACAGTGGTTGGTTGATAGTAAGGTGATCGCTTGTTAGCGTCTACTTTCTCTTGAATGGAAGGCGCTTTAGGCTTTTCTTGATGAAGTCCTAAAGCTTTAATGTTCCTATAGGCAAGTTTCTGTCTTTCAAAGCCTTCTGGCATCTGAAGGATGGTCTCTGCCAGTTCCGGGTCATGGGAAGCCAGTCTATCAGCATGTTTCATCACTTCAAAGAAGTCTGAATTATTCTTTAGCCATGCCTGTTTTCTCTCTTCCTTGATGGCATCTTGCACAGCCTGTTGAATATCTGACTGTGTCTGTCTCTTTGTCTGCTCACCGAATTTTGCTAACTTTTTGTTTAGCTTCTTATGGTCAACATATGGTTCATCGTCATCATCATCATCGTTCTGAGGTTGAGTGAGTTTCTGTTCCATTTCAGCAATGCGGGCTTCTTTTTCCTCCAGCATTTTGCGGTACATTGCCTCCTGACGGCGAAAGTTGTATTCCTTGTCATTGCGAGGTTGTTCTTGTGTTTCTTGTTCTTCTGTCATATGCTAAATCCTTTACCCGTTACGCTGGGTTGCGTTATGGATTTATATATATTAAAATGTTTACTTGGTTAAAAGGCAATGAATGGATATTTCAAGTTTAGCTAATTTCGCATGGAAACATCTCGGAAAGATTTCTATCGGTATCGCCACTTTACTCGCTATCCCAATGTTTATGGGAAACAATACCGACCAAGATTGGTTAGTCATTCAATATCCGTGGGGAAGTGTCCGTGTCATTGATACTGCCGGATGGTACATGAAGTTTGGAACTTCCTACTGGTCTTATCCTAGAAACTGGCAGGTAGAATATGATAGGGACTATAGCTTCAAAGTTGTCTTCAATGATGGTGGAAGTGCTGTGATGACTGCAATGGTCAGATTTGCTTCTCCCTTGACTGTTGAAGGAAAACGGAACTTCCATCAGCTTTTCGGTGGCAATGAAGATGCTGTAGAGGCTGCCGTTTGGGCGCATTTATCTGATGCTATGAAAAGTTCTGGTCCGGTGATGTCTGCCTCTGAACACCAGTCTTCCCGCAGAGGTGAGTTTACCGCATTGGTGCAAGATCAGATGCAGAAAGGTCTTTTTGAGATGAAACGCGTATCTAAGACCTTGCAGGATCAATTTGATGATAAGGGTAAACCCATCACTGTTTATGCTACCGAAGTGGTCTTTGATGAAGAAACTGGACATCAAAAGGTTGCTAGACCTTCACCCTTGACTGACTTTGGTATTGTCATTACTCAATTTAGTATTACGGATGTGACTTATGACGATCAGACACAAAGGCAATTTGCCCAGAAAAAAGAAGCGTTCTTATCGGCTGAAGGCTCCAAGGCACAACGCGAAAAAGAAGTTCAAGAGCGTCTCATGGTTGAAGAGCGAGGAAGGCGCGAAAAGGCTGAAAGCGAGTCTATTGCATTGCGAAAAAAGGCTGAGGAAGTCATTAACGCCCAGAGAGAGAAAGAAGTGGCTGAACTTAAGGCACAAAAAGAAAAGAATATTGCGGAAATTAAGGCATCAATGGAGCTTTCTGTTTCGCGATTAAATAAAGAACAGGCGGAAACCCATGCAACACAAGCGTTGGAATGTGCTAAATTGGACAAGCTTAGAGCAGAAGAAGAAGCGCAAGCGCAAGTTGTACTTGCTAAAGCTCGCGAACAATCTCTTAGACTTGGTGGAGCTATATCAGAACGTGAGTTACTTATCGCCGAGATTGAACGCGATAAAGCTATCGGAGTCGCTGCGGAATTGTCTAAAATCAGTACACCGCAATTTATCATATCTGGTGGAAATGGACACGAAACAGACATAAACAGTTCTATGATTAATATGCTCCTAATGCGTCAGTTAGGTGTTTTACCGGAGAAAAAGTAATGGGATATGAATCATTAACAATGTCTGAAGGTATTGTATTTCATAGAGTAGATAAATTAGGATATGAACCATCTTTAGGGCCTGGTACAACAGGTTTTATGCCTTTAAAAAAAAACAAGGATCAAATGGATTATTCAATAAAAAGATCAGTAGAAATTCATCTGGAAATGGACAGTTCCGAAGCTGTGATGTTCAATAAAGGTGGCTATCATCAAGTTAAGTTACCTAGTCGACTAATAACTAATGGTCATGATGACGTTGAAGTAACTATCAAAGTTCAAATGAAAAAGTCTGAACTCGGAAGATTTAACCATGTAACGGACAATAAGCACGCATGAAAATCCATATCCATGATGCTCATGACCGTCTAAAGCATTTCAAACGCCCACAACAGGCTGACTACATCTCTCAAGGTTGTGCCGATTGCATTAAAAATCGGCCTCCTGAGTTTGCTAATCACCCTTTCTACATCTTCGCTCACACCCGGACAGATGATGATGGTGTCACAAAACGCTTAATATGGGCGCCTAGGCTCACAAAACCTAAAGCCCAGACCAATTCCATGCTCTTTAAGTCTTACCCTCCCACAGACCGAATAAAGGTCATCTGGATGATTCCTGATAGAAACATGTGGAATCAGTACCACAAAGGCAACCTCACAGAACACAAAATCATCATAGAAAGTATCCATGACTTCGAAGTCAATAGAGAGAAGTTAGAGCAAAAAGAAGAAGATGATCTGGACGATAGCATCATAGACGAAATTTATCGGCAGATAGCTGCTAACGCGAAGTATCACAAAGTGATGAAGGAATTGTATTCTACGCCAGAGACTTCGGAGCCTTTCCAAGCTTTGCCTTAGAAAGTGGTTTCATTCCCATACCCTCGCGCATCTTGCCGATCTTTTGCTTGACACCTGTCCCGTAGTAGTCACCCATCCCCATTGAAGAATGAGAGACATGCCAGTCGCCTGAAGTCTTTTTAGACTTAGGATTATTACGACTAGCCTTTTTCATCCGTCCTCATAGTCGCTGGACGGCCTACCGGAACGCCATTCTTGTTGGAATGGGTTTCAGTGCCTACAGGTTGTCTATGACCTACACCGTAGTGAGTCCCGGCATTAACAAAGTTGCTAGACCTTTGGTCATACTGAGGGCAGCGGAAATCCCAGGGGCTGTTCACACCGTCTTTCGGCTCATCTTCTTGAACCTGCGTTTTGATCTTTATAGGATCATGAAAACCAGACTTAGCATTGATAGGGTTCTTAACGCTTTTAGACTTCATATTGCCTCTTTAAAATGGCCATAACTTCCAGAACAATGCGGTATTTAGCCGTGGCAATGCCAATCCTTAAACTGAAGATAGAGGGCCATATATTTAGTTTCTGTATTTATACCTATTTATACCTAGTTATACCTGAAAATGAATATAAATAGCCCAATGTCAGAATCGAACTGACAACGACAGCTTGGAAGGCTGCGGTTTTTCCATTAAACTAATTAGGCTTACTGGGGTTCCAGTCACGACACGTCACCCCGAAACCAATCATTAATTACGGAAACCAGCCTTCATAGGATGGCTGTGAACCTTTTTCGTGTTCATCATCTGCTGTTTCTTGATAGCTTCAGTAGTATCTTCATACATCCCTAGCTTCCCACAGCCTTCTGCTGAGGATTCATCCTTAGTGTGAACGCCTTTAGGGAATACTGAATCTTTAGACTTGCCACCAGCCCAGAAGCTGTGGTCATTTATGCGCTGCCCAGACATGGGAAACCTCGTTGTTGGTTTCTTACCATTATACTTTCAAAGATTTGTTTGGCAAGCGCTAGTCTTGCCAGCCATAGTATTTGATACTCATCCATTCGCGCCGTGTACAAATGTGACAACGCCAAGTATCATGACATCTTTTTTTAAAGGTCTTTACAGCCTTCTTCTTTGTCATTTTTCTCATGTTCTTTCTCAATCTCTACGATATAGTCAATAACATGCTCGGAAAATCCTGTCACCGTCAGCCATTCGCCGTTATTCTTGATACCGTTTTGGTAACATCCCACATTGATGATGTAGCAGTTAGGAACATTCATCCTAGGCGGATTATTGTCAACTTGCTCGTCGGTAACAACGATCACCCGGTCAACCTTTACATCTTTCTTTCTATTCATGATAAAGGCTTGTAAGGCCAATCCTAGTTGTGTTCCACTATTAGGTTGCGACTTTATGATAGCGTCCCTTAATGCCATCCCATGCCTAGGCGGAACATGTGCCAAGTGATTAGAAAAGCTGAAAATATCTATCCTCTCACACATCTCCCGCAGCATAATAGCAATACCTGAGGCTGCATCCATGTAACTCATCTGTGATTTACCTGATAATGCCGCTGCCATACTACCCGAAACGTCTACAAAGACAACGGTTGTGCCGGGAAGCTTGGTTTTAGCTTCAGCAGACTGAACCATAGCCTTATCAGCCAATTCTTCCCATTGCGGATAGGCTTTTGAGGCTGCAAGGAACTGAAAGGGCAGCAATGGACGCTTTCCCTTCATCAATTCACGCTCTACAAGCTCTTTCGGTACTCCAGCATCTCCCATATTTCGGAAGTTACGTACTATCGCAAGCGTTCCCATCTTCCCCTTTTCTAAAAGTTCTTGGAAAGACTCTTTTTTGTCCTCTCCAGCAGAAAGTTTAGTCTCCCAGGTCTCCGGTGTTGGCAATGTATTGCTAATTAACTGCTTCCATGCCGCTGCTTGATCTTCATCTTTAGGCTTCGCATGGCATAAAAACAGTACGTCTCTTAGTTTAATAGGGTTATCCCGGTTGTATTTAGCCAACTGGTAGCGGTCAAAGCGTTGGAAAGCCTTGGCAAGCCCTTTTTTCATCTGCGCCGGAAGCGGTTTCTTTCCTTCCTTCCAATAAAGGCTTAAAAGCTCTGTCATCTGGTCGGGACGGCTACAAATCTTTGCTATCGCTTCTTTGCATTGTGCATTCTGTTTTAATGCTTGAACGATCAGGAACAATGGAATGTGTCTTAAAAACCCTTTCTGATGGCAATCTAATGCAACTTCAACGATTTTAGCAGGCTTTACCTTCTTACAGACCTCTTCGATCTGCTCGGTGACAGTCTTACCGTCTACATAGAAGGTGTCTTCCCACAGCATACATGCCATGGTTAGACGTTTTAGCTGCTGTAGTGGTGGAACGGGTGACGACGGTGCGCCTTCGTGGGTCTTAATGGCGTTGCGTTGACCAAAAAAATTCGTTTTCATAAAAACTCCGGGAACGGGCGATAATAGGTTTTTTTCGGCGTAAATCTGGGCGAACCATGATTAATGCTAGGAAGCTTATAAAGCTAAGTAACTATTACCTACACCACGGTTGATAAAAAGGGGGTTACGCTTTTGACACGTACCCCGTACTACACCTACACATGGTAGGCAAGATAAAAAAAGCTGGGTATAAGCGACACTAGGTATTTTGGTTTCTGGCATGGTGCCAGAAGTTGGAATCGCACCAACTTCTCGTCAACTAATGGTAGTTGACACCCTAAGTAACTAACATCTATCGCCACAGCTAAAACAAAAGAAGGGAACAGGCGATAAGAGGTTTAAGCGCTCTACCAACTGAGCTAACTACACTAAACGCATAGTATACGATTCGAACGTATGACCTCTGGATTACAAGTCCAAGTAACTCTTATCTACACCACTTCTAAAGCTTCACTATAGCAGATAAAAGATTTACATACCAGGGTTTTGTGGCATCTGCTGCTCACCAGGCTGCTGAGGCTGCTCTCCACCAACTCCTTGCATCATCTGTGCTAAAAATTCGTTAGATTGCGCCGTCCTCTTCGCGTCCATCTTGCCACGCTCTTCCTCTTCTTCCTGCTGACGCTCTATATCCTCTAACGCCTCTGTCTTCATAATAGTCTCTAACTCACCGTATCGGTGCATAACCTCAACAAGCTTCTCCAGCGCTTCGACCTTCGCCTTGGTTGCCATCGCTCTATTATGCGTAATCTCCGACAACCTCTCCTCAAACAATCCAATATCGGCCTCCGCCCTTCCATGCCTCTCACGTGCCGTTGCCACGTTAGCCACAGACTTACTATACAGTTCTTTAATCTTAGCATCTTCAAAGGCATGCGCCAGATGTTCCATCTCCTGCTGTTGCTTCTGCATAGCCATTTCCTGTTGTTGCAAGAACTCCACAGCCTCAGCCTTGCCTTGAATGTTCATGTCCTTAACAATCATCGACGGCGGGAAGACCTCTCTACCGAAGGTCGTATTGATGTCTAGCAATGCCTGCGCTTGCATGTTCCTTTGGGTAGACGTTAACAACCCTTCCTCAACGATAGTCTGAAACTTCGCAAATATCCTGCTGTAAAAGTGCGGGCTCGGCTCCTCACCCAGTAGTAAACCTACCTTATGCTCGTTCCAGTTATTCAGGATAATTAACAACATCTTCTGACCCAGCAACTTCAAACTATAGTCCCACTGGTCGAAATACTTCTGGAACACCATCAAATTAGCTGCCTGCTTCAACAATATCGTCAGGCTACTAATCTGCTTGTCTTCCTGACCACTCCAATTCTCCATATTGATGCCGGACGTACTGAAGATCAAATCCGCCATCTGCTGCGCTAACTGCAAATCGCTCTCCGGCACCGCTGAGGGAATAATCTTCTCAACATCCGTCAGCTCATAACCCTCGTTGATAACAACATCGTAACCCTGGCCTGCTCTCTTTAGGTTATCTTCATTCGCTACAGCTCCAGACTTCCTCTTCCAGCCAGCATTTATCGTCGCTGAAGCAATATCGTTATTAGTAATAACTTTGTAATTATAAAGAAACTGAGGGTCTCTCATAGTTCTAACTAATGATCTAACTCGTAAATCATAGTAATTAATGTGAGGTTCATAATTCCAATAAACTGGAATAAATGGACAGCCAAAATCGCCTAAAGGGTTGTCCCCCTGGTACATCAACTGTTCGTTGAGTACAACCGCCAGCTTCCAGCATGGTGTATCAACCTCAACCACTTCCATATCGTCAATCTGATACAGAATCTCTTCCAGGTTCGCTTCCTTCCCAAAATCGAAAAACTGATTCCTCTTCCTACTATAAAGCCTTTTCTTCTTCGTCTTCCACTTGTACCACACATATGACAACACCATTAAATCGTTCCTTGCCATATTATAGTTCTCAGGCAGGAAATAAAAGCTCCCATATCTCTGCGGTGTCCCAGCCATCGGCGCTATTGCCTCTAACTTGCCGGGAAACCTGTCCTCAGCCTCTTTCTTGCTAATATACTCCTGACACCACACAAACTGTGCATCACTCATATCCGGCGACCTAAAATATGGATCAACCAAGAAAGCATTATACTCCCATATCTTCAGTCTGATAGCTCCCTGTGCAGGATCATCACCAGAATAATCAAGATAAGGCTGTAGAAGCACCATCCCACTAACGGCAGCCAGCTCGCAAGCCTTGCTAAATTGCTCATGGATACCCTCCGTATTGCATACGTGCGTTACTACCCGCGTATACTGATCCGTTGTATGCGGATCAGCCCCCTCGCTAGGATCGTACTTAATAGCTTTCCGGTGTTGCCTCTGGTATCCCGTCAGCATGTTGACAGGCTGTTGAATCAGATTGAAATAGTATTGCTGATAACTGGTTGTCGGTGAAAAGTTGAAATATCGGTTAACGAAAGTTTGTGATCCCGCATAAAACAAAGTATCTATATTACTCTGATTCCAGCGGCTCTGCTCTATAGGTTGAAACTTTGAATATAGATTGTCCAGCCACTGCCGGACATTGCCTTGATTAGGCTCAAGCGCATTATTCCAAGGGGGATAATAGAAACTCATAGGCTCCTTAATGTAAAATCAAAGAGTAACCTAAAGATTTTATTACTACAAGTCAGCTATGCTCTTCACATCTAACCACTAACCATTTAGCAGGCTTAACCTTTCCCGGCTTCCCGCAGACCTCGCAGGTCTCATACGACCTGTCCTCAGCTTCCCGGATATGCTGGCTCATATGCTCCGTCTCCGTAGACATGTAAAAGCGTAACCCTCCGAACTTCTCCTTAACCTGAACGGCATGCGCCGTCCTATATCCCCACTTACAGACTTCTAGCTTCTCTAACTCCCTTTCCAGCTTATCCGATAACTCTTCGATAATGTCTAGCCATCCATCCATACATTCAAAAGTCATCCCCTCCGGATACAATAGCGGGTGATCCTTAACAATCTTCTCTCTTTGGTCTTCCATATTTCTTAACAGCTTCGTTCAATAACCTTTTCCTCTCTACGTCTAACGCATTCATAGACTTCGCAAATTCCTCATCCACAAACCAAGCATAGTTAACAGCGTCAGCCTCATTAAGGGCCTCAGTAATATACTTATGTAGATCTTCAATCATCTCGTCACCCAATACCTGTTGCGTAAATATTCTTGCGCCCTCTCCTCGTCCTTGTATGGATCGTATTGCGTCACTTTATGAGTGGCAACGCAATAGCGCAGGGCATCCACAGCGTGATCCCCTTTCTTTACAGGCTCATCCTCGCCCTCTTTACTCTTCTTCGCATCCCATACATAGTTTTGTATCTCCCGGATCAGATTAGGACACTCCCGGCATACAAACAGGTTTCCTATGCTCATCTCGCTAGTCATCCGCTCGATCCCATACTGAACGTCATTATTACCGTCGATAACGTGAACGCCTCTACGCCTCAACTCCTCTTTCATCCCCGCTGCGCTTGGATCGACGTACACTCCTCTAATCGCATAGGGCTCAATGAAACGCATAAAGTCATCGGCATACTCACTATTGAGCTTCTGCCTTCCCTGCTTCTTGCTATCCCAATAGTATTCTTTCTCTACCCACAGGCATTTCCCGGACTGCGTGTACTTGCCCGTACTTACTCCCAAAAGGACCGCAGCAAAGGCATTGCTAACACCATAGTCCAGACCCACAACCCAATACTCAGCAGCACGAGGAGGCTTGCTAACAACATGAATGGAAGGATCGAAAAAATCAAAAATAGCTCCCTCAGCAAGACACCACAGCCCCAGATAATTGCGCTTGTAAAACAGACCAGACAAAGAATCACGAATGCGCTGCTTATAGGACTCATCGACATAAGGGTTGTCGTCCAGGGTGAAATGTAAACTATAGTAATTAGGATCCCCAGCCTCGGCCTTATCAATCCATTTCTTGATAATATGGTTCGGGTGTGAAGGGTTCATCGACGCGAAACCCATTGAATGCGATTTGCTTAACCGAGTATCAATCATATTGATCACCGACTCAGGATATAGCGTCATCTCATCGCAATAGCAGAGCGACAGAGTTCGACCTTGAAAGCTTCCTATCGCGCCCTCATCCTTTGCGCCTAGGATGCTGATCTTCTTATCGCCCAGGGTTAGGACTCGCTTGCCTGGCGACCAGGTACAGAGAGGCCGGAACAGAGCGAATTGAGGGCTTTCAAAGACTAGCCTCACGGCGTTGTTATATATTGTATCGCTACTATGTCCGACCATTGCTATTTCCGAGTCCGGGCATACATAGCAGGCTTGAAGGAAGCGGAACAAGGTCGCCACGGTCTTACCGGATCGTACCGATCCATGCGCCAAGTTCCACTTACGGACAGATTCAAAAATAAACTGTAGTTGCTTCGGGGCGAACGGCTCTGTTATCATGTAAATAATTTATCAATACTTTTTAAGGATATCAAGCCTTTTATGGATCACATACCACAGCCTCCACATACCACTTCAGCCGATGATATATCGGCGATACCACCGACTAAGGCCGAGGTCTTGCAAGCAGTAAAATCTTTAATTGAAGGCTATGAGGGGTTGCCACCGGGAGCGATGTTGACGCCTGTGACGCACTATGACTTACACTCTGTCTTGCTGTTGTTGTCCGCTGCTTTGCGGGCCTCTTGAGCTTTTGTGACCTGATCCAGGATAGCGAGAGTATTAGCAATAGTCGCCGGGTCGATAGACTGCTGTCCGGCTTTCAAAGAGTGTTCGTGCTCCACCTTCTCTCTTTCTTCTCTCTTTAAGTCTCTATGATACAAAGACATAAACCTTTGTCCGAGTGATTTATCTATAGCGCCATCACGGATATTTTTAGCGACGAGAGAGAGAGCGACCTCGTAGTATGGGAGAAATTCTTTTACCTGGCACATAGCGTCCCAGACCTTCCAAGTAATCATTTTGTGAATGGAAAACCATTCGGAAAGGTGTGTTGGCTTATTTTCAACAACCCATTCTAACATTTCTTTTCCGAGTGCCTCGCATTCGTCGGGCGGGGGTGTGGAAGTGCGGGGGCGACCGCCGGGCATTATAGCACCTCAAAAGCAATGCGAATAGTGATGTCAGTAGGATCACCATCAAAGTTTTTCTTTGTTTCTTCGATTAAGTCTTTGATTATCGGTTCGTTAGGGTGAGCACAATAGGTCTCGTAGACGAGGTGTTTTTGTCTGATGGTGCGGGACTCATCTTTTAGGATGATGGTGATGATCGAGGGTGTTTGTGCGTTCATGCTTTGATTGTTGCACGTTAGTCATTTGGGATAAAGTAATTTCTACTATTGCGTAAAAGTGTTAGCATTTGATAGCATGGTGTTATGAGGCGTAGATGATGATCTGAGTGAACATATATCGGGTTGTGGATACGTAAAGTTTTTAACAAACGATTAACAACAATTTAAGGAGAAAGCTCGCATGAGACAAATGCAAAATGAATATGGGGATGTTATCAATGTTTTAGAGCATTGGATATTGAGAAACTATTGGGAATACTACATCACCGATGATAAATTTAGTGATGATATTGTTAGGGCGTTGGTGATGGGTGATGAGACAGAGCTGGGTGATGTAAGCTTAAGCGAGATAAAACCATATACTATTTCGAGGACGAAGGATTTAGAGGACATAATGCCTGCTGTGGGGTGGAAATGGAAAGAATAAAAATGGAAAAGAGGCATTTAAAAGAGATACTTGAGATTCGAGAGGAATTTTGGGAGATACCGATTGATGATTTTGTTGAGTATCTTTTTATGTCTTTTGAGAGGCTAGAGCAGGCGATAGAGATTGCAAAAGGAGAGGGGGGCTAAACCCCTCTCTTTCCCCGGGGTAACTTACCGGGAGTGATTACTACTGCTTCTTATGATTATCAATAAGCTCTTTGATCAAATCAAGGGCTTTATTGAGTTTATCGGGGTTCCCGCCTACTGCGCCCTCTAATGCGGCGGCTAGTTGGGCGATGGTATTGAGTACGCCGAGAAGGTTAGCGTGTTGGGCGGTGTCGAATAGTTCTTTTAGTTCATTATACATAGTCTTTCTCATCTTGTTGTTTTAGGTCACAAAGGATTTGATGGATTTTTCCGAGTTGGAACGAGGCGAAGCTTAGGTTTTCTTCTTCGATGTTATCACCTACCGATTCGACTAGTACGGCGAGGCGGTCGATGAAGTCTTCGAAGTGTTGATTAACTTTTTCTTCGCATAATTTTTCATGACATTGACATTTCATAGAGGCGCTCCGGGTAATGCTGTTATTGTTGGGCTAATGTTAGGTTGCTGAGAGGTTGTATCGTCGATGGTATCGGTTGCGGTGCCTTCGGTATGTGCCATTGAAATATTATAAGTGCAAGCGGTGAGTAGGGCGATGATGGTTACAATAGCTAAGGCTTTCATTCATTCCTCATTGATTAGGCATAGAATGTTATCTTCCTCTAGGGCGAAAATGCCTTCCTTTTCGTCCAGTTGGGTGCTGTAAGAATAAAACATCAATTTTTGCCCGATGTGGAGGGTGAAGGGGAAAGATTCACCGATGGCGATGACTTCACCGATTATTTTTTTGTTATCCCGGCATGGAACTATTAGGATACCAATTTTTTGTTCGGGGGGAAGGTATTTAACGAGGATGGTTTTCGGTGTCGGTAGATATTTCATTTTTTTCCTTTGCGGGCTTCGGATAAAGCTATTGCGATTCCCTGTTTAGGATTAGTGACTACTGGGCCTTTTTTACTCCCGGAATGAAGGGTACTATGCTTGAATTCGGACATCACTTTTTCTACTTTCTTTTTCTTGCCTTTCCGGTCAACCATTTTTCGTCCTTTTTTTGTTCTGAGTATAGCATGAACGGGTTTTTTGTGTAAAGTTTTATTGCATATCGAGGATTTTTATTAGCATATAGGCAAGGAGGAATAGGGTGACTGTCAGAAAGAGGGAGATGGGATCGAATGACAAGACTATGTTTAGTGAATTATGCATTTTCGCCTTCTTCCCGGATGGTGATACGTACCCCTTTAAGAGGCGTTTTCGTTTGAGTGAATTCCCAGCTGATGCCGTGGCCTTCGTCCGCCATTCCCGGCCTCATGCCGGGGATGATGAGATCAGCGATTTTGTCTTTGATCCCTTTAAATGCCATGCGTAGGTTTTCGTCACTGTCCATTTTTCTATAGTCGCTTTGATAGAAGCGCTCTAGCCGAACAACGCAAGGGGGAGAGGGGTGTGGGAAGGTATTCGTCCAGTTTAACATTAGAAGGCCGTTATTGTGCCTTTTTCGTGCATATGCTGACCCCCAGTGTTCCCGGCGGTTCGGGCTATAGATCTTGAGGGGAAGAATCCATTCAATCATTCGCCTTGTACCGTAAGTAAAGGTATAGGGACTAATCCTTTCATTTTTTTTAGCTTTGCACAGCGCAGGCAATATTCGAGAGCAAGAATAAGTTCTGTGCTATGCATATTTATATATTTTCTATAGATGGTGGCAAGCTCAGATTGAATCTGTTCTTCAATGATAGACATTTCCCGCGTTTCCATTAAAAGGGTAGTCCTTCATTATGCTCAGGATTTGCGGGAGGTGCACCAGCGTAAGGGTTGGCAATCTCTGGGTTTTGCGCCTTCCATTCGTCAAGGGCTGCGAAAAATGTTGCCTGGAAGCGATTATCAATGTCGCGGTCAGTCCAGCGGATATGAGGGAAGTAGGCAATTTTTTCCCCTTCGCGCTCGATTTTTCGGGATGGTAGGGTAATCCACCGGCGTCCTCCGCTCTGAAAGATAGCGATATCATTAATTTGCAGGTGCCATTTGACGATCTCGCAACATGCTGATCCCTGGAGTGCGCCTTTATCCAGGTGTTTGTAAGATATTATTTTAATCATGTTCCTCCGTTGCTTTAAGTAGACGTTTTCGGTTTTTATGAGTCTTATCTTCTAGGCAAGCCGGGCATGTACCATTGCGACATGATGGATCAAAAGCCTTAGAACGATGATAAGGCTTACGGTGTTCTTTCCCGGACTTTATCGCTTTTTCGAGACTCATTAACTTTCTGTTTCCAATAGGTTTTCCATGGTTTACCTTTGTTTATCTTAATCTTATCATAAAAATTGATTCAGTGCAAACATTTTTACCTAAAAACTTTCCATATAACAATCATAATCCTTCATATAATTTAACAAGAAGGAACCTTCATGGCCGAGCATACGGTTTTTACATACAGATACCTTCAAAATATTTATTTGCCTAGGATCAATTCTATCCATACGGTTTAAAATGAGGATGTTGTCTGCATATTGTTTTATTGCCGATGATCCTTTGATGTCCGACATTGTTAATTCCTGATTCGATGGCGTTTTGATAGGATGAGCAACGAGAAGAATGTGAACGTTATATTCTAGTGCCAGGGTATGAATCTCACGTATTGCGTCATCAATGTTTTCTAAGGTAGTTGACTTAGCCCCGGCAGAATGGATGTAATCAAGGTGATCTAGGAGGATAAAAGGAACTTCATAGGCAAGAGCTGCTTGCTCGATTTGATGTCTAAGGGTTTTTAGATCGGTCTTTGCATTAGCTTTGTTAACATAGACGCTATGGTTTCGGGTAAAATTATCAAAATATTTACGTTGTTCTGGGGTAAAAGAGGCATTTTTTAGAGGAGCACGTAGGGCTATAGATGCGAATTTACGAAGGACTGAGAAGTAATGCATTTCATAGGAATTTATCCAGACGGGAATTTTTTGACCTGCTAGGTTATACATGAGGTTAATGCAAAATGTTGATTTTCCGGCTCCGGTGTCGGCACTGATGACTGTAACTTCACCGAGACGAAGACCGCCAAGAATTTGATTTAACCGATGCCATCCTGTTGGTTGACCTAAAGGGATTTCTTCGAAAAACTCTGGAGGGACATGTGACATAGGAAGAAAGGTTTCGCTGTTGATGCGTTCGGCATTCCGCATGAGGTCGAGGAGATCGTCGGCATTAGGTGCGTCTTTAATTATCCATTCATTAGCATCTTTCCTAGGAAAATGAATACGCCGATATTTAGCAGGTGGAAGCATTGCCATTGCCTGCATTGCTGCTTTGTTACCTGGTTCATCCATATCGAAAGCGATATAAATAACCTCAAATTGTTGAAGGTATTCGTAGTTTTCGGTGATGGCTTTTTTGGCAGCACTCGCCCCATTTGGAAGAGAAACGCAATTAAACGGCCCCAGTTGAGTTATCGCCATGCAATCAAACTCTCCCTCGGTTATGATTAGATGATCGATTGTAGGGGTGTTTCTTTGATTCCAAAAGGGCATTATGAAAGCAGGGTCATCAATAATGTTAAATCGTTGCTTTTTTTTATCCTCCAGATTTCTATATTTCCATCGTACAACTTTCCCATTTCGGTAAAAAGGCCATGCTATTTCACCTCCACTTGAATAAACTCCTAATCGTTCCGCATTGGATATGCTTAACAATCTGTTAGCTAAAAATGTCCGACCAGCTTCATCTATTTGCGTATTCATGGTTAACCTACAAGGGTTTATGTCCACATGGGAGGATTCATTGTCTGATTCTGAGATGTAAAACTGTTTGCATGTGATATCATTTTAGCTTGCAGAATGTCAAATTGTTTCCTTAACTTACTGATAGACATAATATTAGCTCTCCAGAATAAGTCTTTGCTAACCCAGTCAATGACATCTAGTATGTCTTGATACTGACGACCGTCTAGCTTTAGCATTCGGTCGGCATCCCGATACCAGCATTCAAGGTTAGGACTTTTAAATTTCGGATTCCATGACATTATGTGACTGACTAAAAGGTCGGTGATGGTCTTAGCTTCGTTACTATTTTTTTTTGATGTAGGTTTTTCTTTTCCCGAATCAAATTCTCCCGCGCGCAGCGCTTCCCCCTTCAGGGGGGTAGGGGGTTTTATACTTTGATTTAAGCTTTTATCTATGTTGGATTTTTCTCCAATGGAGGGTTGGATTTTTATCCAACCCTCAACATCTTGGGTTGGATTTAAATCCAAGGCAGACTTGGATTGACTTTCGTCTACAGCTTTGTGAAGTGTCGCTCGGATTACCCGGATACGACCATCAAAGTGAACATCTTCAATGAGTCCCAAGCTTCTAAGTTTTGTTAGTGATTTGGCTATGGTATTTTCTTTGACCTGGAGCCGGCTGGCTAGATATTCATTACTGGCAAAGCATCCTCCCCGGATATCACAATAAAGCGCATCAATCCAGCTAAGGAGAAGCATTTCAAGGGTTGTGAGGTCTGTACGTTGTAGGATTTCAACTGGGATGAATATCCCAGTAAAGCGTGGTTTTGGATTATTCATGTGTCACCTCTTGAGGTGCAAAGAATCCGAGGTCTTGAGCTTCTTTTATTACTTTTTCAAATTCTTCTCTGGAAAGATGGTTTTTAACATGGTCGAATATTTCCTCTGTGTCTAATCCTTCTTCGAAGGTGGAAACATAAATCAAAAGCCAGCGACAATTGGGTGAAAGCGATTGATCGTGAATAAAACTTTTTAGGACTAAAGAATAGGGATTGTCGGTGGGTATTTTCTTAAAGTTCATACTTTTACACTCCTTGATGGTAAGTAATTACTTAACCTTGAGGTAAAAGCTTGATTGCTCTATGATCTCGTGCTATATTTTGGCTGAGATCTACCTCAGGTCGTTTACATCACAAGATTACGAGTCGTGGTGATGTAATTAAAAGTTAGAATATGCCTTCAATGAAGGGATATTCGCAAGTAAAAACCCTGGCAGCCCCTAAAGCTGCTGGGGTTTTCTTTTTAAGCCTTAAGCTTTTGAATCGAGATTTCTAGGTCTGCGATTTTGTCATGTAGCCATTTCTTTTCTTCTTTCATCTTGAGCATCTGCCGGGAACGGCGGTTCATGGCGTAGTTGTGCTGTTCGAGCCTGCGGGTGAGGATAACGAGCTTTTCCTCTAGCGATTCTAGTGTTTTCTTCATATGCCTCTATGTGTTAAAAGGGAGAAGCGTAAGCATCGCTTGGTGCGGTGTTAGGGTCGGGAGAGTGTGCTCCGCACTCTCCCATTTTCTAGTCGTCTTCCTCTTCATCTTTGTCTGGATGGGCATTAAAGCCTTTCACAAACTCTTCCATAGAGATGTATTTACTATCTTCTTGCTCTTTCCAGTCTTTCTCTAAAGCCTTTCTCGCTGCGGTAATTGCTGCGTTGTAGCCCTTGACATAGCCTTTCATGTATTCGGACTCAGCGAAGATATAGTCCATCTGCTCCACAACCATCTTCCATTCTTTGCCTTCCCATGGTTTCATAGTCCACCTACTTTCCAGCCATGCTTAATGCTAACTTTTTCAAGTTCAGGTTCATGGATTTTGTTAATGACAAAGATATGTTGCCAGTCTTTAAGGCTGATGATGTCACCGACCTTGCATGTCTTAGGCAACTCTAGCCAACAGACATGAATCATGCCTGTGCGTCTACATAGCATCTCCCCGGTGCTTCGGTCAAAGTCTTCGGGAGAGGTCACAATCTCTAGTTCACACTGTTTCATTCTTTACCTCTTTTCAAAGATTGTTATAAGTACAGCAGAAAGAAGCATTAAGGGAACAATGATAAGCCATATCCCGGCGATAAGGATTATTGGGAAGAACACCCAAAACCACGTTATCTCCACTAATGCGAACAGTTTAAGGATGAATAAAATCACAAATATGGTGCTACAAAGTCCCATCGTTAGCCTCTTTGGGTTTCTTATTCTTCTTTGGTGGTAATTCCCGGAGTTCCGAGAAGGTGACGTTTCCGCCTGTGGCGGTGACGATAACACGCGCTAGATGTACGGAAGGACGGAAGTCCGCCCGGCAGAGCATGTTAACATAATTTCTGCTAACTTCAATCTTCTTTGCAAACTGTTCTTGTGTTATGCCGTAACGAGTAAGGTACTGTCTGAGCTTCATATGCTACTCCTTTTTAATCACATCCTAACCGAAAGTAAAGATTTTATCAATGAAAGCTTGCGTAAAAGTGTTAGCTCTGCTATAGTGAAGACATCAAAGCAAGTACGCGATTAACGCCGTCTCGAAGTGAGGCGGTTGCTAAAGCTGGAAAGTGGAGATACTAACCTGAGTGCCGGGGTGCGGTACATCCTTTGAATGGTGAGCGGGGGTACCCTCCCGCTCTTTTTAACAACGGAGATCAAATGGATAAGTTCGAAAGATCAACGCCTGTAGGAGTGTATCGGGATTGCTACACAAGCACCGAAAACGACATGCACAGAGAAGAGCTAATGCTCGACATCCGCTATAAAGTACAAAGAGATTTGCAACGGTATTTCGGTGAGAAGGAGGTCGAGAATGAAGACATCAGAGACAACTAAAGAAATATGTCCGGCAATGGCAGCCATGCAAGCCTCCATGAAGAAGGCTGCTAAGGACTCAACCAATCCGCATTTTAAAAGCCGCTATAGCGATTTATCAAGTGTATGGGATGCCGCAGCCGACTCACTAGCTGATAATGGATTGTACGTCACGCAAGACCTGTGCAATCACGAAAAAGGAGTAGAGGTGACGACACGCGTCACCCATAAATCCGGGGAATGGCTGGAGTTCGGCCCGATGATGGTTCCTGTCGTTGATCCCAAGCCTCATGCCTACGGATCGGCAGCAACGTATGCCCGCAGATATTCACTATCCGCAGCCTTGTCCATCATATCCGATGACGACGATGGCAACGGCGCACAATTTATCAGTGTTGATAAAGTGGAAATTCTTCATCTTCTGCTAAATACTTGTGATGATCGCCTTAAGCGATGGTTTTGGAATCTGATACAGGCAGAATATAAAGCTAAGAGCTTAGATACTATCCCCGCAGGCTGTTATCTCATGGCAAAGGCTAAACTTCTGGATGCCAAAAAGATCGCAGACGAACAAGATAAGAAAGTAGCTAGTGGATAAGGACAACAGGCGCCGTCCCTGAGAGACGGCATTTGCCATGCTAGTTTAACGGTAAAACTACTGCCTTCCAAGCAGACATTAAGGGTTCAATTCCCTTGCATGGTTTTCAAACAATAGGAGCGTTTATATGAAAAAGATTTGTGTTTTAGAAAGAGGGTGGGTTTTAGTAGGGGATTTGGATAAAGAAGGCGATGAATATTTTTTAACCAATGGACATGTAATCCGTCAATGGGGAACTACTGAAGGATTAGGTCAGTTGGCTATGCATGGCGTTCAACCGCGAACAAAGTTAGATAAAATACCTTTAACACGTTTTCATAAAAATCAACTAATTTTCTCATTGGCTTGCGAGGAGTCAAAATGGAAATGATTAATATTTTATGTGGGAACGGGTACGGGTACGGGTACGGAGACGGGAACGGGTACGGGAACGGGTACGGGTACGGGTACGGAGACGGGAACGGGTACGGGAACGGGTACGGGTACGGGTACGGAGACGGGAACGGGGACGGGTACGGGTACGGAGACGGGAACGGGAACGGGAACGGGGACGGGAACGGGGACGGAGACGGGTGTTAAATTCAAACAACAACGGAGAGAATTATGGAATACACTAAAGAACAAGTACATGAGTTTCTTAAAGAGATAACCCAATCAATTGTGGATCATACTCCTATAATTGGTTATGAAAAGATTATATATGAATTAATTAGAGTTGCTTCTGACTATGCACTTACTTTTGAAGAACAAGATGGTGAAGGTTTAAAATATGTCCTTCTATCTGTAGCGATGGGTGTTGATTCTTATAACAAAAGGGAAAAATCATGATTCCTGAGCAAAATACACCTGAATGGCTAGCCTTTAGAAAGGGTAAGATCACAGCCTCTAAGATTCCGGTCATCATGGGAGAAAGCCCCTACCAGACCGCATATGGCCTTTACCTTCAAGAGAAGGACTTAGCTCCACCCACAGAGCAAACTCGATGACGGTATTCCACCACCTTTAACCGACACAACGGAGAATTAAATGAATTATTATCAGTTATTTATTTGGGACGATGAAGAGAAAAGACATATCAAAATGGGATATGTAGAAACAAAAGAAGAAGCTCTAGCATGGGTGTATATGGGTGAAAAAAGGTCATTTAAAGAAAGAGAAATGCCATCTGTTCTACCAAAAATTCATAGAACATTAGAAGAACTAATTAATGCTAAGAGGTTCCAATGATCCCAGCACCGAACACACCCGAATGGTTAGCCTTCCGAAAAGGCAAAATCACAGCCTCAAAGATCCCTATTATCATGGGGGAATCTCCCTATCGCACAGCGTATCAACTGTGGCAGGAAGAGAAGGGATTGATCCCACCGCAGCAGTCTATGCCTCATATGAAAAAAGGCAATGAGATCGAAGATGAAGCTAGACTGTACTTTTTTACTTCTAAGAAAATAGAGGTTTTCCCGGAGACTATTATTCATCCTGAAAACCCTTTATTCATGGCTTCTGTTGATGGAATTAGCGAGGATAAAAGTGTAATCGTTGAAATTAAGTTTAACAACATTTCAACACATGCGGACGTTCTAGTCGGAATAATTCCTTTGTTTCATGTCATTCAAATGCAATGGCAGATGTATGTAACAGGTCTCAATTCTTGTTGGTATTTGAGTTATAGATTTAACATTGAATGTATGATTGAAGTTAAACGTGATGATAATTTAATAGAAAAAATGGTGGATGCCGCTCATGCGTTTCTCCGTTGTCTCGATGACGGTATTCCACCACCTTTAACCGACAGAGACTATATTGATAAGTCGGGAGACATTCTATTACAATCTATCATTATCAACTACCGACATCATATGGAAATGGTAAACTACCACAGCGATAGGATGGAAGAATACAGAAGACAGATACTTGCTATTGCTGATGAAAAGCCATGCAAAGGCGAGGGCTGGAAGGTGTCAAAGGTTGTAACTAAGGGAAGGGTCGACTACGATGCGATACCCGAACTGAAGGGCGTTAAAGTGGATCAGTATCGAAAGCCGGAAACCGTCAGCTATAGGATTACAATTGAATAATTCATTTTGGTCAAAACTTTTTTTGTGTACGACTGCTGGTGTTTTTATAGGAACAATAAACGCGCTGATGATTGAAGATTTTTGGATTAGTGGTTGTATAATTTTAAACTGTATATTTTGGAATATTTTGTTTCATATTCTAAACGACAACACCCTTGATTAATAATGCGCTCGGCAGAGGGTAAAATGCCACCCAGCAGATGGTGAAAAGTCTGCCTTGGTTTAGCACCATGCACCATCCCGAAAGGGGGGAAGGTGGACTTGTCAATGGCTAACAGGCGTGCATGACTTGGCAAGCAGGCTGATATCCTGAAAAACTATTCGTTCCGACACGCTAAACGGTGAGCTGCGGCGTACGCTCCCAGCAGTACAGTCCGGGAATCCTCATAAATACCGGAGTAGTGGTTATCAGATCGAGTCTTAAAAAAAAACTGATAGGCTGCCCGTGGCCTGAGTAGCTACAAATACGGGCGTTTGCCAATACAGCAGGGCTGGCGCGAGTCTCCAAAACTTGCAGGGAAAGTTCGAGTCTTTCTATTGGTGTAGGGGGTGTAGTTCAGTTGGTAGAGCAGCGGTTTTGCAAGCCGTATGTCGGGGGTTCAAGTCCCTCCACCTCCAGTGCTCGTGTAAAGGTTAGACTCCGGTCTGCAAAGCCGGAACAACTCGGTTCGATTCCGAGCACGAGCTTTTTGTCAGTTAGTTCAATGGTAGAACACTTGTCTTTGGAGCAAGGGGTTGGTGGTTCAAGTCCATCACTGACAGTTAAGGGAGTTTATGCAAGTAGACAAAGCGAATGGTCTGTAAAACCAGTGCCTTCGGGCTTCGTTGGTGCAAATCCAGCAACTCCCATGATAGTGGGTAAGGGACAAGAAGGCGCGTATACCCGGATCTCACTATCTTTAAGGATGAATAGCTCAGTCGGTCAGAGCGTCAGACTCATAACCTGATGGTCATAGGTTCAAATCCTATTTCATCCATAAAAGAGGAATTACATGGAACAATGGGTTAAACCTTCAATGAGTGAAAAAGGACATTGGTGGTCAGGATGGCCTGGCGCACGTTGTTTATATTGTGGTCAGGAAGACCCTACTGAACTGGAATTTTGTGCTAATATTCCTAAAGAAGAATTAGCTAGAGACGGATTATACCGTGAATGTCCAGGTAATAATAAATTTATGGTTCCTTAGCATAATGGTAATGCACCATCCTTTTAAGATGGGTGATGCCGGTTCAAGTCCGGTGGGAGCCAATGCAATCAATTTCAACTGTACGATAAAATCGTACACTGGGGGTTCCGTACCCCCTTTTAGCTCCTTTAGGTTAGTGGTAGACCTGCTGTCTTGTAAACAGCCTGCGGACGTTCGATTCGTTCAGGGAGCATCAGCTAGTAGCATAAGGGTAATGCAAAGGTTTGTGGCACCTTAGAACCGGGTTCAAGCTCCGGCTAGCTGACCACAGTCGTTTAGCTCAGTCGGTGGAGCAGCACGCTGATATCGTGAAGGACGGGGGTTCAAATCCCTCAACGACTATTAAATTGAAACCCTAACATTAAAGGAGCAATTATGAGTATCGGTGCAATGTTGTTAAAATCACTTCTTGGTGATGATAAATCTGATAAAAATATGTATCAGTTTGATGTTTTAGACGAAGATAATGAAACTGTCTTTTCATGGTATGTTGTCGATGCCACCTGCGGATACAACGTCTTCCGGTGCCTCAGACCAGCCGACAGAAAAACAGAGCCAGAGTTTCAACAATGGTTCAAACATAAACATGAAGCGATTGAATACGCCGTTGACCAGGGACGCGCTGAAAAACTAGCCAAGGGACTATAATGTTTTTATTACTCTCACTGATGGTATTTCCTTCCCATTTCGGTGCTGACACTTGTCAGTCCGCTACCTTGCATATCCGTAAGGATCACACCGCATTTGTAGAATTGGAAGATCACTGCTTTGATGTCGAGTATATCGACCACAGTAAAGATTGTCCGTGTATGGAATATGTGATAGAACCGAGGAAGCCCTAGCGCTTTTTCTTCTTCATCATGGCTTTACCCATGTCACAGACCTTGTCCCTCTTCTTGTCAGCTTTGAGGAGGGACTTTTCCTCTTTCATCAGCTTCTTAGTATCCTTTTCCATTTTCTTGATCTTAGCGTCCATTGTCGTCCTATTAATTTATTGAATTTAGCATACTAGATAGCCGCAGATGTATGTTACGTAAGGAGATCCACTTCCTAAAAGATCGTCGATCTTACCGCCACTGTCAGATGTTGAGATGGTAAATGTTGCTGTATCACCTGCCGTCATATCTGCAATGGCAAAATGACTACCTACAACGTTTCCTGTGGTGGGTCCTGGGCCGTTAGGCAGGTCTGTGCGATAAGATCTGGCTGTTGTGACTATATTTAAGGGTGCCCCATTAATTATAACCCCACCTGTGATTGCAACTTTAACCCCTAAATAATATTTACCTGTAACTGGGGCGGTAAATGTACCACCAGTAGTTAGGTTGCTGTTTTGATCATACACAATCGTAAGGGCGTTGCCGCTACCAATTGTAAATACAGTGTTGTCGCCGCTGATATTACTGTCTGTGGTACCCAAATAGGCTAGGAAACAAGGCTGTGAAGTGTTGGTATAACGATTTGAGGAGTCAATTTTTGCAGTAGTTGATGTAATAATCGTAGTGCCGTTACATTTGACAATACCTGTGTTTGTCATCCCTGCTAAATTGTAGTTCACGCTATTGTTTGAAGCCATATAATCCTAGTAGGCTTGTTGGAAATAAAAAGCATCCATCAATAAATATCGAGTATTCGTACCAGCCGACTTCACTATCCTGAAAAATGGGCCTATAGACTGACCGGAACCTTGCGGAATATTGGTGGTGATCGGTGAATTAGCAACCTGGACACCATCAATGTAGAAAGCAACACTTGTAGCCGTGGAATTAATTATAATTCGAAAAACATGCCATGATGTGTCAGCGTTAGAATTTGTATTTGCCTGAGTATTCACAGAGCCAACAGCGGTGTTTATTGTCCATTTACCAGAGTTTTCACCATTGGTATACCTCCACCAAACACCATCTGTAATGGTGGCATTAGCTGTAGATACGTTTGAGAGGCCGAATTCTACTACATAGGTATCGGTACCATCAGAAAGGTTTGGAAGGTTAGACTTCCAATCAACTGTAATAGCCCCACCAGTAGTATATACGTTTTGGTTTCCTAGTCGGGTAGCGGCTCCTCCGTTAGTGGAAGCAGCGGTATTGACTTGAGCGATACCAGGATGTGCAACAACTGTAGTGTTATAGGTACCAGACGCACCAGAATTAAATGTAGCTGTATTCCATGCATTAGACCAGTTTGAGGCAGCACCCATAAAATGATCCATCACCGAAGCATAATTTGTGATGTCTGTAGCTGGATTTGCTGTATTTATTGTCTGAAAAGTTGGGGCAACACCTGTACCGTTGGAGGTTAAAACCTGTCCACTGGTTCCTGTTCCAAAGTTAGATGAATTATTTGTTACCATTAGCTCACCGTCAAGTTGCCAACTGCAGACAACACATTCCACACTGTGGAGGCACCGCTTACCACGCAAACCATTCTGAGTGAATCTCTAATAGCTGTTGACTGAATGAAACCAGTTGCACCAACTGTTGTGGATGATGTTCCAAAGAAAATCTGCTGGTTAGCATTTTGAGCTATTTTCCAGCCCAGTGCGGTGTTGATCCCTGTCACCTCAATAATGTCCCCTATTGCCGCTGAAGCAGGCAATGTAAGAACTAGTGCACTTCCCTTGTTACAGATGTAGCCATTGTTAACCACAGCTGTTTGATCTGCTGTGATGACCGACCAAGTAAAGGCTACCGCAGCATTTTGCCAGGATGGGGGCGCACCTGAATTGGCGGTCAACACTTGCCCGGCAGTCCCATTGGCTAACCATGATGGTGCGCCTGTAGCATGACTGGAAATCAATACGCCATCTATAGATGCTGTTACTTCACTTACAGTGTTTGTTGCAGAGCTATAAAGTAGTTGTTGTGCTGTTGTAGTTGCAGGCCAAGTTGCTGTTGACCAAGCAGGGGCAGCAGAAGCACCAGATTGAAGCATTTGCCTAGCGGTAGCAGTACCCGAAAGAATGGCACCTGCTGTTGCTGTAGAGTAGAAAATACCACCATTGGAAGCTGTCAGGTTGGCATTAGTACCACCATACTGCAAGGCAAGAGGGGTTGTAAGGGCTATTGTTATTGCACCACTATGGGCTGCATTGTCACCGTTTACAGTGATAGGTGCCGTTCCGGTTGCTGTGGTGACTGCTATTCCTGATAGCGTTCCCCATGTAGGAGGCAATCCAGTATTAGCTTGAAGGACTTGTCCGGTTGTTCCGACCGCGACTAGACCTATTGTCGCTGAACCTTGACCATAAAGCACAGTATTAGCTGTTAAACCTGTCAGAGAAAAGGTTAAAGTACTTCCCGCTCCAGCCGATGTCAGCGATCCTGTCCCTACGATATTCCAATTTCCTGCTGTTGGAGATAATGCACCCCCACTATTACCAGTAATAGTCTTTCCGGTAGTTGTTCCACCTGCAACTTGCAAAGACAAAGTATTATGTCCGGGAGTGAAAGTAACCGAACCATCACTGCTTGTCAGTAACGCTGCCTTTAGAAATGGTGCAATACTAGAACCGATTAACAACTGTCCATCAGCATTAACTTCACCTACAGATGTTGTTCCGGTAAAGTTTACATTATCGGCAACCACTACATCTTCTGTGCCATCTGAATAAAATCCTGCCATTATGACACCTGAATAAAGGTTAAGACTGCGTACCAGTTAACATTGTATGTCGCAGTGCCAAAAGCCTGAACGACGACGTTATTGCCTGAAACACTTGTATATGCAAGAAAAGGAGCTAGATTCTTTAGCTCTTGACTGGAGTCCACAGTCCCGGTGATCGTCGCTCCACCACCCCCTTCTCGATAGAAAAGACCTGTCTCGTGGGCGCTGACATTACCAAGTTTGTTGGTGGCACGTCCCACAATATCAACAGTGATTTGATAGACAGTATTATCAGCTAAGGGAAAGGTGATTAATGTTTCTACATCTGGGGCAGAGACTGTACTAGCTGTTCCTGTCGCTCTGTTCGTCAGAGTTCCAGTGATAGTGCTAGTTCCTGGATTCCCGGCAAAGGTTATGCCGAGGGTGTTATTAGCCGATGAATTACCACCTAAAAGATTGATGTTATTAGCTGTTGGTGGAACTGCACCTCCGGTATCCCCGGTGATCGTTTCTATTGGCGCACCACCTCCACCACCACCTGATACATTGATAATCCCAGCTTGTGACAAATTACACCTACACCGTTATAAGATATTGCGATACTAAATAAACAAGACCTGTTCCGGCTGAACCCTTCACATAAAACTGAGTCCCTTTCGGCAACGCCACCTGATAAGCCTCCTGCCCTTTGCCTTCATCATAAAGCCAAAAAGAGTTGGCAGGGGCTACATCAATGTCTGTAGAACCATCAATGGAGATAGTCACCAACTTATTGCTGTTGTTCACTAGCTTGCAGATATAGGAGGCATTTGCAAGCGGTGTTCCCAACGCTTGATATGATCCCGTAAACGTTGCAGAGTCAATACTCCTCAACGTCTCCCATGCCAACCTTGTTGTATATGCTCCCATTAGAACTCCTAAGCGTTGATGATCCACCAGTTGAATGTAGAAGTCTCATTACCTGTAGATAGAAGTGTAAAACCAGTACCATCTTGAGCAGATATCGAAACGTTACCAAGAGTTCCACCTGCTGTTGCTCTTGCATAAAAGACTTTAGCTGTAGCACTGCAAGCAGTCGTTGCAACAACAACTGATCCCGGTGTTCCTGACATAACTCCTGAAGTACCAACTGAAGCATTTGAACCCGTAGCAATGACAATCTTATTTCCGGCAGTCCCTAAAGATAGGTTGCCATTAGTCGCTGTAATCGTTGTGGCTGCTGTAACCGATCCGCTAAAGGATGGTGATCCTGTGAATGCTGGATCGGTACCTGTTGCTCCCATTAGAGTTTGACCAGTAGAAGCTACTCCTAATGAAGAGACAGCATTGGAAGCACCACCGAGCAAGACACCGTGTTGTGTGACGGCATTACCTGTGATAGCAGATGTTCCATTACCAGTTAGAACACCTGTAAGTGTAAGAGCACCTGTACCACCATGTGCTACACCTAGATCACCATAAGCACCATCAGCACCAGCTCCGCCAGAGATAAAGGCTTGTCCAGAAGTTCCGGCTGCCGACCATGATAACGCCGCTGTAGCGCCTGTCGATCCCATTGCCACACCATGAGCTGTCTGTGTGCCGATCTTCGCTTGCAGGGCATGCGGAGTGACCGCCTGAGTCGTTCCTGTTCCAGCAATCGCATTAGCATCAGAAGCTAAAACACCAACCCCTTTCTGAGCCGTTGTCCAGTCCGCAACAGTAATCGTCGCTGTCCCTGGCCCATTAGAACCCGATGTCGATACGCCCTGTGTAGAGTTGCCATGAAAGACAATCGTTCCAGCCGTCGGCGTAACAACGGTAAGATCATC